TCTGTTTCATCACCTTGAGGTTTATCTACTTCGTTTAATCTACCAGTATCTTTGTCCCAATATAAGTAACATGCAGGACCAGTCATACCGACAAATCTATTCTTCAATACTCTCAATGTGGTTGTGTTCCTTGTCGCAACATCTTCGTTTTGACTATCTCTTTCTAATCCAAGAACCATATCAGATAGTTGAGCAATAGAACCCGAACCTCTTAATTGTGCAAGTGAAGTAACTGCTCCCTCTTCATGTCCCTTACCATCTGGTCTTCGTAAGTGAGACACTACAATCAAAGCAATATCTGTTTCTTGAACTAATGTTCTTAGTTTAGTCATTACTTCATCAAGTGCTTTTCTCTCGTCACCAAACTCTTGAGAAGATACTATCATACTTATGTGGTCAAGAACTATGAACTTACAATCCAAAGCTTTTGCCATGTATCTAACTCTAGCAATAATATTATCTACTGAATTAGAACCAAAGTGATTGTAGAAATAAAATCTACCAGTACCTATTGTCTTGTTGAAGTAGTTTGTTTTATCTTCATCCGATAAATTAATATCGGGTCTTCGTAAAGGTAAGTTAGCTTCTGTTCCCATGATATCTAATGCAGTTATCTTAGGACTTTCCTCTAACATTATCATTCCAATGTTACTCTCTGTACTTTTGAATATATGATATACTAACTCTTTAATGACTGATGTTTTTCCAAGTCCAGTCCCTGCGGTAATAGTAACCAACTCACCACTACGAATACCATAAGTTAAGTCATCCAATCCTTTCCATCCATAATCTATTCTGGATTTTACAATTGGTTCTAGTACCTCAGAAAGTAATTGACTACCTTCTACGATACCATCTGGTGCATGTATAGGTGCATTCCACCAAGCTTTAACATACTCCTCATACTTTTTAGAACGCAATAAATCATTTGCGTCTTTGTACATTTCGGGAAGTTTAACTATCTTAACTTTCCCGGGTTGAAATAAATCTGCAACTTTGTATGCAGCTTCTCTACCCACTTCATCATTGTCAAAATTAATTACAATATTATCAAACTTATCTAACCAAGTGTAACTTTTCTTGACATCTTTTAATGCGGAAGCAACTCCATTCTTAATAGAAACTACTGGATATTTTGAACCTAACATTTGATAGACACTCATAGCATCTACTTCACCTTCTGTTAAGGTAACAAACTTACCGCCATTAAATAATTGTTGACCGAACAATCCAGAATTGGATGTCGAACCTAGAATTGAAAATTGTTTTTCTTTAACATACCTTGTCTTTGTCGCAATCATTTGACCTGTCTCATCATAGTATGGATAGATATGTTTTGCGATAAGATTATTACCATTGTAAATAACCTTAACTCCATACTTCTTACAAGTCTCTGAGTTAATTCCTCTATCCGCTATTGCAGATAAAGAACCTTGATGATAACTTAAGTCTGTTATCTTTTCTGCTGTTTGCATGTCGCCCCTTTGTTGTTGTTGATTTACCCCTGTCTCACTTGGGAAGAAAGTAGTGCAAGAAAAACAATAGCTACTGCCATCATCATTAATACTTCTTGCATCACTACTTCCACAATTAGAACAGGGGACATGATACTTTACAAATGTAGATTTGTCCATATGTCGCCCCCTGTTTTAGTTATTTAAAATTCCTCGTTGTTACCTTCTGCAACATACCCATCCGAGACATCAAAGTCTTCGCCATATGGTACGAGGTCAATTACTTGAACTGCTTGTAAGTCTAAGCTTGTCCCAGATTTACCTGCAAATTTCCATTCAAAAGGTTTGTATAAAACTTTAACCTTTGAACCATTACCTACTAAAACATCAATAGGATTTTTTGCAGAGTCCACTAGTCTCGGCATAGGATTTTTAGTCCCATCCGCCCTAGCAACTTTTCTTTTAAACTTAACGACAGAACCTCTCTCGTCTTGTTTAACTGACACACCCTTACCCTTGAACTCTTCAGCAGTCTTGTCATCAATTGCTAAATCAATTTGATATACTGGGTCGAATGTTGTATTAGGTCTAGTCACACTAGCCCAATATGCTTTTCCTTCAACTGTTGGCATATATACCTCCTATATTATTATTGAAGTTTGTATTATAGCACGAAACGAAAACAAAGTCAAGTGCTAAGATTTTAATTTTAAACATAGTCATAACTCTTTTAATATTATTATTAATATTATTATAAATATAATAATAATAACTATTAATAATCTTTAACATAGTTAACTAATTTATTTAAATTAAACATATTATATCATACAATTGTGTCGAAAGCAAGGCAAAAATAAATTTATTTTATACCTGCGACATTTTGTTTGATAAATATTCGGCACGACTGGGTGTCTGTTTAGCCCATCTGCTATCCAACATCTCAAGTTTCGCCCCTTCAAAATTTAACTTGGCAATGTTCTCAAACATTTTATTGAACTTACTTACACCCGCCTTGCCTAATTGGAAACACATGTTACAAAATATAGATATGACTTTCATCTTTCTGTCTATATCTAGTAGTTCGAAGTCTGTGTTTGTCAATCTCTCTTTGACTAAAGAATTTGCGTTAGCCCATGCTAAATCAAAGTCTTCATCAAAAACTTTTTGCAACTCTTCTTTTGAGTAGGCAACTCCTTTTTCAAAATGGTCGGTGTCTTTTACGAGGTGACCCCAACCTATAGTAGCGAATCCTAATGAATCACTATATATAGTATCTCTGAACCCTTCGTGTTCCTGTATCTCTTTTTTTACCTGTTCTATTTCTTTAAACATTGTCATAAAACTCCTTTCGAAATATTTCTTTTATAGGTATTAATACACATTTACTTGCTTTGTTGTCGCCCACATTTTTTGTCAACTTATCTTTGTAACTATCAACAATCTTTTTTAGAATGTCTGTTTTAAAAACAAGTGTACAAAATTCTTTATCCTTTAACTCTAATCTATGAAACCAATAGTCACTTGTTGTTGCATAGATACCGCTTGGTTTTCCTCTGTACTCATATTCAATTGCTATGTTTCCTGTCCTCTGCCACCAATCTCTCTCTGACTTGACTTCTATCTGACACTTAGAGAACATGTGTTTAACTTTTTGTTCTCGTATTTGTCCATACTTTAAATCAATATCAAACTTTTTATTCCCCTTCATTTAGATAACCCCTTTCAGTTATGAACAAGATTGTTCTTCTTAGTTTGACTGCATAATTTTTATCTTCTGAATAGTTATATAACATTTCAGTTAATAAAAATATATCATACTCATCAACTATCCACATCTTATACATTTCATCTCTAAACTCTGAATAACTTCTATGACTTAACAAAGTTTCAATGTAATGAACAACTGATAAACATTTTGTTGGATATACTTTTAATCCAAAGTTTGCGTCTGGATTTCCTAATGGTTTTAAATGCGGTTCAGTTAAATCATACTGACGCATACCATATAAATTATTTCCTTCAATTGCAAACCTTGACCTACCCCAATCACTTTCTAAAGATGCTTGACCTACAATTATTTCTATAGGTATTCTATCTTTAGAGGGTAAGTCTGCGTTATAAAACAACGCACAATTTTTTACTCCCTTTATAAACTCTTCGTTATTACTATACTCAAAATCATTTTGAAAATTAAATGTTGAGTTACAAAGTATTAACAAACCTGCACATATATTTTTTATCATTATCTTTTTACTGGTTCAAATGTTACTTCAATATTTAAATTATGTTGACCATAATCACCATGCCATGCATCCTCTAATTCTTCAAGTAATTGTAAAAATTTTTTACCTTGAATACATTCTTTAGATGTTAACATATGTTTTATTTCTGTGTCTTTACTTTCCTTACCATTTTTCCATGTCGTATCGTAAGAAAATATTTTATAACTATCTATATGTACACTCATTGTTTCCTCCTTTCTATATTATATTAAATGTTGCTGTTATAATAAAACTCCAAAATAATATTAGTATAAAATAAACTATTATATTTAACATAAGACTGACCTTCTATTATACCATACTTTTTTATGAATTGCAAGTAAATAATTTATTATTTATTATTCTTGTAAGTCATTGATTTTATTATCTTTTTTTGCTATCTGCATTTTATCTACAGAAAATTTTATCACCCTAAACCATGGACTTGCGTCATCTATTCGCCCACTAGTACAACTCAATAGACTAAGGGATAACACGACTGATAGGATTATTACTTTCAATATATGATATTGTTTCATGTCCTTGTTCAACCTCCGCATATTGCAACCAACCTTCAGCTTCATTTACTCCCTTCATAAAAAAAGCTTTTTGTGTTTCGTTTTCAAAGACATATGTTCTTGTTAGTTCACAATCTGAACCCCAAACAATAGTTATCTTTGGTCTTTTATCTTCACTCATCTACACTACCTCCTGTTTCTTTTTTAA